GTGCTCTGAGTACATGCACCGCTACGGCAAGATTCACGCTTCCGTGATTGCCCACCTTGATGCCAAGGATCTGTTTCATCGACATACAGACTGGCAGCTTGATTTGTGGTCGTTCCATACTCCGTTCGCTCGTGCAATGCCAGAGTACCTCAAGTTCGACGACGCCATCACGGACGTCGAAGCATACCGCCGCTACCTTGTGTTTCACAAGCCGTGGGCTGGCTGGAAAGTGGAAGACCGGAAACCCACCTGGTGGGACCAATCGCTTTACCCGAATGTCGATCACGAGCTACAGAGAGCCATACAAAATTGACGGGAAGTTCCAATTCCCAGAGTATTACGAGTACTTCCAAAAAGCCATCGCCTCCGTGTGGAGACCTGAAGAAGTCAGTATGTCTACAGACGTGACAGACTGGCAGGAGGCAACTAAGGAGGAGAAAGCCGTCATTGGTGGAATCCTCCGAGGCTTTACACAACTTGAGTTGCACGTTGCTTGCTATTGGGGCGACGTTGTGACCAAGTATTTCCCTAAGCACGAAGTCCAAGCAATGGCTCGTGCATTCTCATGTTCTGAGGCTGTTCATGCTGCTGCATACTCCCATCTGTCCGACACTCTTGGACTCGACGACTTCGAAGCATTCCTCGGAGATCCCACCGCTCGTCAGAAGATTGACTACTTTGTCAACATTTGCGACCCTATTGTTTCTCTTGGCGTGTTCTCTGGTGCTGGAGAAGGCGTTTCGCTTTTCTCGTCTTTCGCAGCCTTACTTTCGTTCAATCTTGACGGAAGGTTCAAAGGTATTTCGCAAATCATTTCTTGGTCAGCGCTCGACGAACAGCAGCACAGCAACGGAGGCTGCGCTCTCTTTAGACAACTTGATGCGGAAGGCAAAGTAAGCGATGAACAAAAGCAACAAATCGTCAAAGGATTCGAAGCAGTACTTGATAATGAAGATGCTTTCCTTGAGCGCATTTTCAATGGTTACTCTCTCGGCTGCCTTGACCGTGGGGATCTTCGCAACTACATTCGGCATCGTGCGAATGATCGGTTAGCATTGTTGAACATCTCTCACCGGTTTAGCTATAATAAGGACGGAGCGGATCGTATCCGCCAATGGTTTGAGCCGGTTCTGAAAGGACAAGTGTCAAACGACTTCTTTGCTCATAGCAAGGAAGGAAGTATGTATGTAGCAAAACCCGAACAAAACTTCGAACGCGTCAAATGGAATGCACTCAACCTGCAGTTAGTCTGAACCCAATCCCGGAATGGTTGAGTGAAGAAGGCAAGGCAACGCTGGGGAGGGGATACCTCCTCCCTGGTGAGACGCCTCGCGATATGCACAAACGACTCTCATCTCATGCAGCAAAAGTCCTCAATCGACCTGACCTCGAGTCAGACCTTTTCGATATCTTCTGGAATGGATGGCTGGGACCGGCGACACCAGTTGCGTCAAATTTTGGCACCAGCCGTGGCCTTCCGATTTCCTGCTACTCGGTCCATCTTGACGACTCTGTCAACTCTATCTACTCGCACCTCAAGGAGGTTGCGCAGCTGTCTAAGCATGGAGGAGGAGTCGGAGTCTACATGGGAGACGTTCGTCCTGCAAGCGCGCCTATCTCAGGTGGCGGGCGGAGTACTGGCATTGTGCCTTGGGCTCAGCAGTATGACCTCGCTGCAAGGGTCGTCTCTCAAGGAGGTGTGCGTCGAGGGAGCTTCGCCATCTACCTGCCCATCGATCACCCTGACGTCCCTGAGCTCCTACTAGCCAAGGACCACAGCAAAGGAGACCCACGTCGCTTCATTGACTCCAACGTTGGTCTCACTGTGACAGATAAGTGGGTGGAGGAGATGATAGCGGGAGATAAGAGCAAGCAAGAGCTCTTCGCGGAAGTGTTGAAAACCCGCTTGATCTCTGGTTCACCTTACCTGGTGTTCATTGATAATGTAAACAGGCAAAATCCCGAGTGTTACAAAGAACGTAACCTCGAGGTTAGTACGTCTAATCTCTGTTCTGAGATCACACTATACACTGATGACGGTCACTCGTTCGTCTGTGTTCTTTCTTCCCTCAACCTTGCAAAATACGACGAATGGTCAGCCTGGCGTGGAAGATCTGGCTTGAGTGTTCCCGAGCTCAGCACATACTTCCTGGACGCGGTAGTCGAAGACTTCATCCACAAGGCAGGTCGTATAACCTCGATGGGTCGTGCCGTGAGGTTTGCGCAGAAGAGTCGTGCCCTTGGGCTCGGGACTATGGGGTTGCATCTGCTGTACCAAAAGCGGGGGTTGCCTTTTGCCTCCGAAGAAGCTCGTCGTTTGAACCTTGAGGTCCATGAATTCATCAAGACACAGGCACTCAACGCAAGCCGCTGCTTGGCGGGAGAGTACGGAGAACCCGAGTGGTGCGCAGGTTCTGGTCTACGCAACACTCATCTTCTTGCTGTGGCTCCTACCCGCACTAACGCTGTCATCAGTGGCGCTTTCAGCCAAGGTATTGAGCCAATTGATGCTAACTATTTCGTCGCTAAACAAGCAAAAGGAACGTTCGTGCGGAAGAACCCAGTGCTCGAAGAGCTACTGTGTCGGAAAGGCGTGTCCGACGAAATCTGGGACAGCATCCTCGAAGAACGTGGGTCAGTCCAACACCTCGACTGCTTGACCCCTGAGGAGAAGGAGATCTTTAAGACCGCTCGCGAGATTGACCAATTTGAGATCATCAAGCAGGCGGCGGATCGTACACCCTTCATCTGCCAAGCTCAGTCTCTCAACCTCTTTGTCCCACCCGACATCGACGGCGAGGAGTTAGTTCGTCTCCACCTCGCTGCTTGGAAGAACGGGGTGAAGTCCCTCTATTATCTGCGATCAACTTCGCTGGTCGCCCAACGTAAAGCAAAGCCAGAAGCACGCATCATCACCAAGGATGCTTGCCCATGGTGTGTCAAACTCAAAGATCAGCTTAAGGCTGATGGCATTTCTTATGAGGAGATCAATCGCGCAAGCGTTGATGACTTCCCGTACAAAACCGTCCCTCAGCTTTGGCTGAATGGCGAACACGTCGGTGGTTACACCGAGTACATGACCAAATACCACGATGACTCAAACGAAAGTAAGTACGAAGAATGCGAAGCCTGTTCAGGGTAGGTGGAGTATGAGTAAGAAAGGACTCCAGCCGGGAGATCAGCTCCCGAAGAAGCCTCGCAGGCTTAAGAGCTACCCTAAACTAAACAAGAAACAGCAGAAGCTCGTAGAGGAACATCTATGGGTCGCAGGGAGACTTGCTCATAGCGCTAAGTCTCTCACGGGTGGGTTCACAGGCTGCTACTCTAAGGAAGACTTAGAGTCCGTTGCTTACTTCGCTCTATGTGTGGCAGCGACCCGCTATGATGAGGCTCTTGGGTGGAAGTTTAGTACTTACGCCTGGGGAACTTGCCGTGGATGGATCCAACACGCTCTTCGTGACTACTCGCGAATGGTGAGAATCCCACGGTGGATTAGTGGTGTGAGGCAAGACTGCCGAGACCTACTCTCTCAAGGTATGACCTATGCGGAAGTCGCAGAGGAGTTAGGGATTGATGAGAAGCAGGTGCTGATGTGTGAGAACTCTTGGAAGGAGATTCACTACTCATATGATCACACTCCTGATGAGTCACGGCCCAGGGAGTTTGTGTACGAGGTAGATGAGGTGAAGGCAGTGCTTGGTGTTGAGGTGTTTGAGAAGGTAGGAGATCTCTCCGACAGCGACATTCAACTCCTGCTTCAATACGTGGAAGGACTGGTTGAGTCTGAGCAGGAGCGTAACAAAGCCGAGGCGTTGTTGGACAAGCTACGACAAATCTTGGGGTAAAAATGATGTAAATCATGTCCCGTTCTGTCGGAAATGGCAAAGAAAATCTCGGAACTACCGACGATGACTACTGTCACCGCCGGCGACTATCTTATCGTCAATGACGGAGACCTTGACACTCGTAAGATTGAGTTCAATAATTTTGCCGACAAGTTTGTCAGGACAGATACTGACTCCACCATCTCCGGGAGCCTAACCCTGGTTTCCGGGACTTTAAGTTGTCAAAACTTGGTCCTGGATAGTGATCTGCTTACGGTTGACGCTAATGCGGGTTTCATTGGGATTGGAACCGCCACACCTTCTCAAAAGGTTGACGTTCACGGAAACCTTCAAGTGAGCAATGGTGCTCAATTGCGCCTAGCCAATATCACGAACGAGTTCACAATTTCGTTCCAAGCTCCCACGTTGACGGAATCGTCAGGCTACGCCTTTCCTGATTCCCTACCAACTGCCGACGGCTCTGCGCTCGCTTGCGGTCCTGATGGCGATATGTACTGGATGCCCACTGCTTCCTCCGTGGTCGATGGCGCTCAGGTTGCCTCTATCGTCAGCACTGCTCCAACTACTTCAGGTTCTCCTGGTACGGTGGGGCAGGTTGCAGTTGATAACAATTTTCTCTACGTTTGTAGAGCGGAAAATGTATGGGTCAGAGCTGCTCTTGATCCTACCCTCTGGTAATTTACTTTTCCATCACTTACCTAAAATAAACTGACACATCATTCAACAAGATGACATCCGAAGAAACCCTGAAGGAGCTTAGCGCTGCGATTGACGCTTATGCTGCGGCAAAAATGTCTAACAATGAGTCGCTGATTAAGTATGCCATCGCCAGCCTTCAAGACTTCTTGGGCAAACACACGATCACACCCTCAGCGGACGCTGCACCTCCCTCTGCCCCTCCGGTAGACGCAGCTCCACTGTCTCTCTAAACAACTGAGGCCCTCACGGGCCTTTTTAAACACTACCTTGAGGTAACAGGTAAAAAGTTAAATTAAATCTCCCAGACATTATGTCAAGATCTAAAAGGAATTGGGACGCCCTAGTCAACTTAGACGGCAACTATGACATCCAAGCCGATGGCGGTGGGGGTGGCGAAAAAGGCCAAAAAGGTGAACAGGGTCCCTCAGGTGGAGCTAAAGGCCAAAAAGGCGAAGAAGGAACAGCTGGTACAAACGGCTCTGTAGGCGCAACTGGCGCCAAGGGTCAAAAAGGACAAACAGGCGCCGTCGGTCCAGGCGGCACAGGCGACAAAGGCCAAAAAGGCGAACAGGGCCTTGGTGACAAAGGCGAGAAAGGCCAAAAAGGTCTTGACGGCAATGGTGACAAAGGCGACAAAGGCCAAAAAGGCACCATGGGCTTTGAGGGTCTCAAAGGTGAACCTGGTGATGGCGACAAAGGCCAAAAGGGCGAAGCCGCCACTGACGGTCTTAAAGGCGCTAAAGGTCAAAAAGGCCAAAAGGGTATCTTAGGTAATAACGGACCTAAGGGCGACAAAGGTATTGACGCCAACAAGGGCGAGCCTGGTGAGAAAGGCACCAAAGGTGCTGACATCCAAGGCATCAAAGGTCAAAAAGGTGAAAAGGGCGAAGCCGCTCCTGTTCTCCAATTCCAGGGTAACGTTGCCGACCAAGCATCACTCCCTGCACAGCCTCAACCTGCCGGCGATACATACTACGCTCAAGCAGAAGGTCGCTACTTCTCCTCTGATGGAGCCGCCTGGTCTGACGCTGGTCAGATGATTAAAGGCGAAAAAGGCCAAGACATCAAAGGTGAAAAAGGTCCTAAGGGAACCAAAGGCGGCGACGGAGTCGACGGCACCAAGGGTCAAAAAGGTCAAAAAGGCCTCAAGGGATCCAATGGTGAAAAAGGCGAGAAAGGCGCCGACGGTCCAATTGGTCCTAAAGGCGAAGTCGCCGAGAAAGGTCAAAAGGGCGGCAAAGGTGAAGACGGCAATCTTGGTGACAAGGGTCAGAAGGGTGCTCCTGCTCCTCTGCTCAACTTCGAAGGTAATGTCGCTAACCAAGCTGCACTTCCCGCTCAGCCGATCACAGCCGGTGACACCTACCTGGTTGTTGACGAAAACCTCTACTATACCTCTGACGGAACCGCTTGGAACTCCGCTGGCACGGTTGTCAAAGGCGAAAAAGGCTTTGGCGAGAAAGGCGAGACTGGCATCAAGGGTGTCAAAGGTCAGAAGGGCGTAGAAGTCAAAGGTGAAAAGGGCGGTCAAGGGTTTAAGGGCGACCTTGGTGATAAAGGCGAAGGCGGTGACAAGGGCGACAAGGGTGACCTTGGCGATAAAGGTGAGAAGGGCGCTCCTGCTCCTCTGCTCCTCTATCTCGGCAACGTCGCTACAGTTGGTGACCTGCCTGACGCTTCCACTAACCCCGACCCAGGTGACACCTACCTCGTAGAAGCCACTAACGTCTACTACTCTTGGGATGGCTCGGCATTTGTCGAAGCTGGTCAAGCTGTGAAAGGCGAGAAGGGCACCGAACCTGATAAGGGCGAGAAGGGCCAGAAGGGTGAGAAAGGTGAGAAGGGCCAGAAGGGCACTAAGGGCGAGAAAGGCGAAAAAGGTGAGAAGGGAGAGAAAGGTGAGAAGGGTCAGAAAGGACTCAAAGGTGGTGACGGCCGCATGCCAGCAGCCGGCGTTACAGCTCACGCCTCTTTCAACGGACGCACCTCAAACGGAGTCATGTCCTCCGCGGACATCTACGCTTCTCATGCTATCACCAGCATCGAGAAGATGGCTACCGGCCAATGGCGCATCACCTTCGAGAATAGCTTCCTCACAGCCAACGGTTACACGTCTATTGCTGGCGTAAACGGCGGCGGAATTACGTTAGGATCGGGTCTTTCCACCCTCTTCACTAACCAACAAGCTGACCGCACCGACGTCATTGTTGAACGTGGTGACAATGGTAACCAATACGACCCCGACGTCGTCCAAGTTGCTTTCTACGGAACTGGCACCGGCGGTGCAATCGTTCAAAAAGGTGAGAAGGGCAACTTTGGTGGAGAGAAAGGTCAGAAGGGTCAGAAAGGCCACAAGGGTGAAAAAGGTGAGAAGGGACAGAAGGGTCTCAAGGGTCTAATGCCGGTTGGTGCTGCTCAGGCACACGTCGCATTCGATGGCTCCGCTGGTAATGGCTTCAACTATGCCACCGACGTCAGCTCTCAGTTCAACGTCTCTAACATCACCCGCAACGCTGCTGGTGAGTTCACCGTCTTCTGGGATTCCGCTTTCGCTGACACTAACTACACCATCATTGCTTCGGCTGGTGGAAGTGATCACAGCTCAGTGACTGGTTCAAACAGAGCAGTCAACGTCCTTTCCCGCTTCGCAGATCGTTGCACAATCCTGGTTGAGTCAGGTGGTGGTTCCAACGATGACGCCGACTACATCGCACTTTGCGTGTATGGCACGGGTACTCAGGGCAACGTCACTACTGGTCCCAAGGGTGAAAAAGGTCTCAAGGGCGACGCTGGCGGACAAAAAGGTCAGAAGGGTGAGAAAGGTGAAAAGGGTCAGAAGGGACAAAAAGGTCTGAAGGGCCAAATCCCAGCTGGTGCTGTTACCGCTCACATCTCGTTCAACGGCGAGGCTTCAAACGGAACACTTCCTTCGAGCGACATCTTCTCGAGCTTCGGGATTACGTCTATCGTCAAGAATGGAACGGGTGACTACACAGTCAACTTCTCCACTCCATTCACCGCTGACAACAGCTACACGATGACCGGCACCGCCGGCGGAACGAACTTCTCTGCTTCGTCCCGTACGGTCAACCCGATCTCGCTTCTCGCTGGTTCTTGTAACTTCATCGTCGAGCGTTCTGACACCGCTTCCCAAGACGACGTTCCTTACGTGTCTCTCATCTTCTATGGTGATGGACAAGGCGGAGCGATCTCTCAGAAGGGTGAGAAAGGTCTCAAGGGTGACGACACCGGTATCAAGGGTGACAAGGGCACTAAGGGCTCTGAAGGAGACATTGGATTCTTGCAATCCTTCGCTGCTTTCGACGCCACCGCGGGCTCCGGCTTCAACTGGGCTACCGATGCTATCGCACAAGAGAACATCGCTTCAGTCACACGTGACGGCACAGCTGAATACACGGTGAACTTCACGACCGCATACTCCGGTAGTGACTACGTTGTTCAGGTTCAGGCAATGCCTTCGGATAACACCTCAGGTTGGGCCAACGTTACGAGTCGCACACCGACAAGCGTCACATTTATCACCAGGAAGAATGGTGGTAGCTACAATGACACTGGATCGGCTGCGAACGCGCTGAACTACATTAGTATCATTGTGATGGGTCAGCCTGCTGCCAGCTAATCACAGCATACAGGTTTACTTTTTAGGGGTTCGAGTTTACTCGGGCCTCTTTTTTAGTATAATCGTCAAGCGGTAATCAACCCTATTAATACATGTCTGCTGATTGCGTCATTCTAAAAGAAAGTGTAGACGTTGCGGAACACGTTTCTGCTGACTTAACAACTGACTGCTACTTTGTTCATCTCGATGACGGTAGAGTCGATCTTGTTCGAGGATCAATGGTTAAGATCTTCGATGATTTCTTTGATCGTAAGCTAACAATCACACGAATCCAACATGCAAAAGGTAGTCTCAACCCCAAACTAAATTCGCCAAGAGTGTAATGGAAAATCCCTCCCTGACGGAGGAAACTAACCCTAAAGAACAACAACAAGACGAGACCAAAGCTCCAAAGAAAAACATTTTCCAAAAGCTGAAAGAAAGCGTAGATGATCGCGAGGAACAACTCGAGATCGTGTCTACCTTCGTTCGCTTAGGCATTCTTGTTTGGAGTGGCGGTATCCTAACTCTCGCATACGTTAAACCACCGGCCGCATTCGGAATCCCCGAGCAAAAGTTCGATCCAACTTTTATTGCGTCCGTTTTCACCGGTGTCCTCGCGACATTCGGCGTTCAGACCGCTAAAAAGCAAAACGACGGGTCCTATAAAGCTCAAGGACAAGTTTCTAAGGAAGATATGGAAAAACTCATTGAGAAGGCGTCGGCGACGGCTCCTGCTCAAGTTATCCGTATCGAGCAAGCACCGGTTAAGTTCGTCACTGACGACAAGAACGGTGAACCTCCTGTAAAGCCTACGGTCTGAACCATGAAAAAAGCATTTGATAAAGTGGTCGCCTTCGACAAGAAGATGACTGCGAAGCTCCAACAAAAATTTGGTCTCACCGACTATCAGGTGAAGTGTATCGCCTTTGCTAAAGGTTTTGTCATCGGCGCTATCCTTCTTTGATCATGCAAAAAATCATCAATGTTCTCGCAGTAGCATCATTCGCCGTTTCAGCTGGGGTAGTTGCCGGTGGTGCGTATGTCTACCTGAATAAGGACGCTCTGATCGAGCAAGTCAAAGAAGAAGCTATGGCTCAAGTTGGAGACATGATAGCCGGTCAACTCGGCTCTACGCTATTCTCCAGCCCGGGCGACGGTATGGATCTCCCTGATCCTACTCGTATCGACGAAACCGGTGCCGTCGAAATCCCTGTGATTCCGTTTGGTATGTGATCATGGCAAAAGACATCCAAAAGATGTCGGACGACACCCATGTGGCAATGCCCATTCGCAATATCGTTTCGATCATTGCGGGTGTGGCGGTCGCTACTTGGGCTTACTCTGGCGTCATCGAAAGGCTCAACCGAATTGAGACCACACAAACTATCACCGATACGGAGATCCAAGCAAACACGGAATTCCGTATCAAGTGGCCAAGAGGAGAGATGGGATCACTCCCCGCTGACTCTCGGCAAGATATGCTCATCGAAGGTCTCCAACGTCAAGTAGACGGGATGCTTGAGGAGATTGAAGAAAACGATTCTTGGATTGACGACTTCAAGCCACCCCAAGACGTGCAAGAAGCTGTAGCCAATGTGCGTGAGTTGCAGATCAGACTAAGGCTGATCGAAGCGCAATTGGAAGACGTGCGCGAGGCGATCCGCGTCGGCAATAAACCGAAGTAATCAGCCAAATAAACAAAGTGAAATCTTGTTTACAAATATAAACATATGCTATAATTAGAATGTAAGCGATGTTCAGATTGATCATTCTGTTCCCTGTCGCTGAGTCATACTTTGTTTGACAAATTATGATCCTTTCTAATGACTACGATTTCACGCCGCTCATCACAAGTTTCCAACTGGGAAGCATTTTGTGAATGGGTTACTTCCACCAATAACCGCCTTTACGTCGGTTGGTTTGGTATCTTGATGATCCCGACTTTGCTTGCTGCAACTGTCTGCTTCATCATTGCTTTCGTCGGTGCTCCCCCTGTGGACATTGATGGAATCCGCGAACCAGTTGCTGGTTCATTAATGTACGGCAACAACATCATCTCTGGTGCTGTCGTCCCTTCGTCCAACGCTATTGGACTTCACTTCTATCCCATCTGGGAAGCAGCCTCTCTCGACGAGTGGCTCTACAATGGAGGACCTTATCAATTAGTTGTCTTCCACTTCCTTCTTGGAGTTGCTTGCTACATGGGTCGGGAGTGGGAACTTTCCTACCGCCTGGGCATGCGCCCTTGGATCTTTGTTGCTTACTCCGCACCTGTCGCCGCAGCAACGGCAGTCTTCCTGGTTTATCCTTTCGGACAAGGAAGTTTCTCTGACGGTATGCCGTTGGGAATCTCCGGTACGTTCAACTATATGCTTGTCTTCCAAGCGGAACATAACATCCTTATGCATCCTTTCCACATGTTGGGAGTTGCGGGGGTATTTGGTGGT